GGCAACGTGGGGATTGGGACGAGTTCGCCTGCAGGTAAGTTAGACCTTGTTACTGGGGTGTACCGTGCATACTTTGATGACTACGGCGGAGCATCTGCTCGGTTAAATGGCGTTCTTGCCAATAATAGCGCTTATGGACCACTTTCGATAAACGGCAGCGTTGTTGCTATACAAACTGGTGCCACCGAACGTATGCGTATCGACAGCGCTGGTCAAATCGGCATCGGCGGCGCTAACTACGGCACATCTGGTCAGGTTCTCACCTCTGGCGGATCAGGCGCAGCGCCTTCGTGGGCATCGCGTGGCTTTGCTTCTACCACCATCACCAGCACATCACGCGCCAGCGCCACGGTATTCCAGAACACCACAAACGGCACTATGCTGGTCACTGTGGTTGGACAAAACAACGGCGCGATAATGTATGCTGGTTCTACCGCTGGCGGCATCTTTCAGGTGTCACGTCAGAACGCGACATACACCGCCGTATCGTGCATGGTCCCGCCGGGGTGGTATTACCGCGCAGACTACTCTGTGCTGAACAGTTGGATTGAGGGTCAATAATGGAACACGGCTTCTATCACCCCACCTTTGGATACTGGCAGACAATTTCCACGCCCACGGATGAACACCTTGCGGCGTATCCAGAAGGCACTATTGAGGTTCCTATCCGCCCCAGCCACTTACACACTTGGGGTGGCACTGAGTGGGTTGCCCCGTCACAGGTTGACGTTGACGCGCACCAAGCTTGGATTGTCCGCGAAACCCGGAGCGCCATCCTTGCCCAGACTGTCGATCCCCTTGTCTCCAACCCATTGCGCTGGGCTGACATGACAGCAGAGAAGCAAGCTGCATGGGCGGCGTATCGTCGTGCCTTGCTGGACATCTCGCAACAGTCCGGCTTCCCGCATGATGTTGTCTGGCCTGTAGCGCCGGAAGGAGTGTAACCATGTCCACGGTCAAAGCAGACTACCTCGTAAATGCCGCTGGCACAGGCGCTCCTACGCTTACCAATGGGGCCGTGCTTCCTGCAGGTAGCGCCAGCGCACCAGCCATCTCGCCTACGGGCGACAGCAACACGGGTGTGTTCTTTCCGGCGGCGGATACCATAGCCTTCGCTGAAGGCGGCGTTGAGGCTATGCGCATCGACAGCAGCGGAAACCTGCTGTTCAACAGCGGATATGGTTCGGTCGCAACTGCATACGGATGCCGCGCTTGGGTGATATTTGCTGGCGCAAGTGGAACTGTATCTGGTTCTGGAAATGTGACATCCGTTTCCAGAAGCGCTGTTGGGACGTACACTATCAACTTCACTTCCGCTATGCCCAATGCAAACTATTGCATAACTGGGGTTAGTTCTGGGTCAACTTCTGGTTCGACCTCAATTTCTGGTGCTGGCGCAAGTGGGGACTTTAGCCGCAGTACTGGTTCTGTGACAGTGTATTCAGTGGACGCAAGTGGAAACGCAAACGTGGACGCCGTTACAGTCTGCGTGGCAATATTTCGGTGAGGACGACAACATGACACAAGTTATCATCTACAAAAGCGACGATGGTGGTGTCGTTGAGGTATGCCCAGCGCCAGAGTGCGGGTTGACGGTTGAACAAATCGCCCTAAAGGATGTGCCATTCGGCAAGCCATTCAAGATCGTTGACGCAGCCGACATCCCCGTTGACCGTACACAGCGCAACGCTTGGACTGTGGACGAAGCTGACCTTACGGACGGCGTGGGCGCTGACTACGGTGTTGGCTCTGAGAACCCGTTTGTCATGCCGGAGGCTGCAGAATGATTATCAAGATCGACCCCGCGAAGCTGATCCCCACCCTTGAGCAGCAGCAAGCTGCCCGTGCAGAAGCCTACCGCAACGAAGCCGATCCTTTGTTCTTCATGTCTCAGCGCGGTGAAGCAACTGTTGAGGAATGGCAAGCAAAGGTCGCAGAGATCAAAGCCCGCTTTCCCTACCCCATCTGACTTAACCTAAGTCCCAGCAAGGCTTCAATAAATGCAACAAGAAACTAGCCTTCTTGAGTTAGCTAAACTACTCCTTCAGTTTGCTGTAGTTCCTATCGTTGCATTCGTTTGGATGCACTACAAGATGACGCAAAACCACGAGACAGAAATTGCTGTCATAAAAAGTGAGTTTGCCTTGACCAAGGAAAACCATGATCGTGAGCTTAAAGAGATCAAGGATGGTTTTGCAAACATCTTCAAAAGATTAGATGAGTTGCAGATGATTATACTCCAGAGGGATACACACAAGTGAACATCAACCAAGCCACTATCAACCTTGTTAAAGAGTTTGAGGGATGCAAACTTGAGGCATACCAAGACATCGTTGGTGTGTGGACTATCGGATATGGTACGACTGAGGGTGCTGGCCTAGGTGTAGTTCCTAAAGCTGGTATGAAGATTACCCAAGAAGAAGCTGAACTCCTCTTGATGGCTGGTCTGAAGAAGTTTGCTGAGCAGATCAAGCCTAAGTTTCTTCGTGAGGTTAACGACAACCAGTTTGGTGCGTTGCTCAGCCTTGCTTACAATGTAGGCCCTTACGCCTTCTCTCGTTCATCCGCTTTACACATGGTCAATGAAGGACAGTTCACCGAAGCTGCTGATGCTATCCTTCTATGGAACAAGGCGGGTGGCAAAGTAAGCAAGGGTCTTGTTCGTCGTCGTGAAGCTGAACGTAAACTCTTCCTTAGTCCTACCTTCGTAGTAGCGGATATGCACGTAGCAGAACCTGCTAAGGAAAAGCCTGAGTCACTGATCACTGTAATCATTCGTACACTAGCTGCATTGTTTGGAGTAAAGTAATGACCTCTGTTGAAGTAGGCGGTATTGTCCGCGCACTAGCATCTGCCCTTGGTGGCTACCTTGTCGGTAAGGGTCTGGTAGATGCTGAGACTGCTACTACCCTAGGCGGTGCAGCTACTACTATTGCTGTCGCTCTGTGGTCCGTCTGGAATAAGCGTAAAGCAGCATGATGCTTCTATGGTCCCTAACTTCGTCCTACCTTCGTAGGCTCGCTGTGTGGACCGTAGGAGGGGTGCTTCTAGTATGGGCCATATGGGTAGCTGGAAGACGGGATGAGCGCCAGGAGGCCTCCCTACGGGCTGCTACGGCCTATGCTGACACTAGGAAGGTTATAGATCATGCGACAGACACTCTTGGTGATGATCCTGCTGTCCTTCGTGAGTGGTTGCATGAACGTGGTAAACCAAAAGGCCATCTGTGACGGCACAGATACTCTACGTACACAACACGCTAATGCCTTAGCCTTAGATGGCGGAGATAAGTCTGTCGTTACTGGAGCTAAACTGATTGCCTCTATCGACGCTGCCTGTAAAGGGTATTGACAACTTAAAAGATGTGTTGTATAATTGCCACACATAGATAGTTAAGGTTACATTTTACATGAACGCTACTGTAGACCAGATCAGAGCGGCTGCTGAGAATGACTTGGAAACCTTTATCCGTCTAGTCTCCCCTGACCAAATGCTAGGTCAGTGTCACTCAGATCTTCTTTCTTGGTGGACCCGTCAAGAACATAAGTCACATCAACTCGTCTTGTTTCCTCGTGACCATCAGAAGTCTCGTATGGTTGCATACCGTGTAGTCTGGGAACTTACTAAAGATCCTACCCTACGTGTGCTGTACATCTCTGCTACTGCTAACCTCGCAGAGAAGCAGCTAGGCTTTATGAAGGGTATCCTTACCTCTGACGCTTATCGTAGGTACTGGCCTGATCATGTGAATGCAGACGAAGGTAAGCGAGCTAAGTGGACTAACTCTGAAATTGCTTTAGACCACCCTATCCGTAAGAAAGAGAATGTTCGTGATCCTTCTATCTTCACTGGTGGTCTGACTACTTCGTTAACTGGTATGCACTGTGACATCGCTGTACTTGATGACGTAGTTGTATACGAGAACGCATACTCAGGTGAGGGTCGAGGTAAGGTTAAGAGCCAGTACTCCCTGCTCTCCTCTATCGAAGGTGCAAATGCTAAGGAGTGGGTTGTTGGTACTCGTTATCACCCCGCTGATTTGTATAACGACCTCATGTCTATGGCTGAGGATATCTACGACAAAGACTTCAATAAGGTTGCAGAAGAAAGCATCTACGAAGTCTTTGAGAAAGCAGTAGAAGAGAATGGTGACGGTACTGGACAGTTCCTTTGGCCCCGTCAACAACGTAAAGATGGTAAGTGGTTTGGTTTCGATGCCCAGATCTTGGCTAAGAAGCGTGGGCAGTACTTGGACAAAGGGCAGTTCAGGGCACAGTACTACAACAACCCATCTGACCCTGACAACGTACCAGTAGGTAGCGACAAGTTCCAGTACTACGACCGTAAGTTCCTGAGACTTGAGAATGGCTACTGGTTCTACAAAGAGAACCGTCTTAACGTCTTTGCTGCTGTAGACTTTGCATTTAGTATGGGTAAGCGTTCTGACTCTACTGCCATTGTCGTTATCGGTATCGACTCAGAGAATAACGTACTGGTTCTAGACATTGATCGCTTTAAGACTGATCGTATCGTTGAGTACTTCGAGCATATCCTAGTACTATCTAACAAGTGGTCGTTCAGAAAGATGAGAGCTGAAGTTACTGTTGCTCAGGTAGCAATCGTTAAACAGCTTAAGGAACTAATCAAGCAGCACGGTCTATCTATTAGTATCGAAGAGTATCGTCCTAACAAGCACCAAGGCAACAAGCAAGAACGTATCGCTTCTATCCTTGAACCTCGTTACGACAATATGCAGATGTGGCACTATCGTGGTGGCAACATCCAGATCCTAGAAGAAGAACTATCTACACGTAACCCTGCTCACGATGACGTAATCGACGCTTTAGCTTCTGTAGTTGATATGGCTATTGCTCCAAGTAAGACTGTCCACAGACAACGTAAGAGTAATGTGGTTTGGTCATCACACAAGTTCCGAGGTGCTGCATAATGGCAGGTGAAACTATCGACATCATGCACGTACTAGGGCCAGACAACTTGGCTGTAGAGATTGCTAATCGCTGGCGTGAGTGGAGTGAGCTTCGTACTAGCTGGGTAGAAGAGAAGAAAGAACTTCGTAACTACCTGTACGCTACCGATACACGTACCACAGGTAACGCAGTCCTTCCTTGGTCTAACACTACGACCACTCCTAAGCTTACGCAGATCATGGATAACCTCCATGCTAACTACTTCGCTACTCTGTTCCCTCAGCAGAAGTGGATGCGGTTTGAAGCTGAGAATGCAGCAGGTAATGTCAAAGCTAAGCGTGACGTTATTCAGGCATACATGAACAACAAAGTTCGTCAGTCTGACTTCGTGAACACAGCCTCTGATCTACTGTACGATTGGATTCAGTACGGTAACTGTTTTGCTACAGTCACTTGGGAAGACAACTATCAAGTCAAAGAGAGTGGTGAGCTTGCTACTCAGTACGTAGGCCCTAAGCTAGTACGTGTGTCGCCATACGATATCGTATTCAATCCTACTGCCTCCTCCTTCACTAAGACACCTAAGATCATCAAGAGTATCTTGACCCTAGGTGAGATCAAGAAGAAGGTTGAATCTGATCCATCTAATGCTCACTTCAAGCAAGTCTTGGATAAGATGCTCCATGCTCGTGCTTACGTAGGTAATAGCGATGGTATGTTGGACAAAGCATCTGGCTTCATTGCTGATGGCTTCTCGTCTATCCAACACTACTACGAATCTAACTTTGTCGAAGTGCTTACCTTCTATGGTGACATCTACGACTACAACGAACAGACACTTTGGACTGACCGTATCATCACAGTCATTGATCGTGCGTACATCATCAGTAACGAAGAGAACCCTAGCTGGATGGGACAAGCTCCTATCTTCCACGCAGGGTGGCGTCCTCGTCCCGACAACCTATATGCTATGGGTCCGTTGGATAACTTGGTTGGTATGCAGTACCGTATTGACCATCTGGAG